ATTTGAGCATCAGCTTGAGCTTTAGCTTGAATTTCAGCAATCTTCGCTTGTGACTGCATTTGAATCTCCTGCATCTTACCTTGGGAAGCTGCTTGAGCTGTAGCTTGATTCATCTGAGATTGCATCTGAGAATTCTGCTGAGCCATTTGCTGCTGCATACGCATACGTTTCTTGCGTCTGATAATCAACAGCCTTTCTGCTTGGTCTACATCTTTTAGCTGTCTTACCGCCATTGCATCTTCAAGGTCAATCTCTTTTTGAGATAGCGCAATCTGGATGTTTTGTTCTAGATAAGACTTTTCGGTATCATCCATTTCTGTTTGAACCTTAACTCCAAAGTTGTACATAGGCAAGTCTCCAAATGAAGACAATACTTCCATATTAGATTTACCAATAGCTCTTTCGTAAGCTTGAAATAAAACAGACTTAGGAGGAAGAATCTGAAGACATTTAACCACGTCCTCACAAACTTTACTATACAAATAAATAGCAGCGTTAGTAATGTCGTATATCGCATTATTTCCTGCGGCTAAAGCCTGTTGTCTCACACCTACTAATTGCTCTCCTTTTGGAGTAGAGCCATCCATCACTTCGTTAATACCTGTAGTATCACGTATAAGACGGAGATTATGGTTGTAAATAGCAATAAGCTCGTTGATATTCCTAATGCTATTGTCCAAAGAACGAACTGGAGGGTTCTGGAATCCACCTTCTGGATTCTTTGAACGATAGTAGAAAACACCTGTTTGTTCATAGATGTCTTGAATTTCTAATGGTTGTAGTTCACCGCCTTTGCCTAGCTGTACATTCTCAAGACCCTCGACATCTACAATTAGACCATCTGGTTTAGCTTTAGCAATAGCTTGCTGTAACTTTAAGTGAGAAAGTTGTAATTGGTCTGCAAAACCAATTACAGATGCAACTAAGGACTTAGGCATCATTCTACGAAGGTTTGTAGAAACAACTGAGTAAGATAATCTAGCCTTAGTTAAGTCGTGTACATTTTTAGGCACATTACGTTTCTGTCCGTATTCGTACATAAAGTCAGTACCTACAATGTAGCTACCTCCGAATACAGTCTGAATATTCATAGCGTATGGCTTTCTGGTATAAACAGACTCTTTAGGAGGTGAATAATCAAATCCTTTGTAGTAGAAGTTTGAATTGCCAAACTTAGAACCTTTTTCCTCAAACATCATATCATCAACAGACATAAACTCAAAGTCCATAACCTCGACAATAAACTCATCGTATCCGTAAGTTGTACGGTCTAGAGTCTCATCGTAGTATTTATAGCTTAATTTGTCTGCTCTGTTTTGATATTTATTCTTGACAGTGTTTGCAATTTTTTCATATTGCTCTTCAGTAAGCTCATCACGAGCGATACGCTTGAGTTCCGAGATACTAATCTTTTTGATGTGTCCTGCATAAATGAGGTCACTAAATGTAGGGTCTTCGGTGTAGCTATGGAAGAAATATGCTGGGTCGATATATTCTTCTGTGATTCCATAGTTAGGGTCGTTGTTTCTTTTAACAACGCCCATTCCACAGGTAACTAGGTCGTTAACTGCTCTACGGTATACACGCTGGTCAAAATCGTTCCACTCTAGAGTAATATTAGTACCAACTTGAGCAGCAATTTCAGCTGCTGTCTTAATGTTGGTATCCATAAAGATTTCTGCTTCTTCTGGAGTTTCTGGAATTTGATTTAAGTCTGTTTTTACATCAACGCCTTGTTGAGCTAGTTGAGTTAAAAGCTCTCTATTTTTTACCTCAAACATTTTTTTAGCACGCTCTTCATCTTTCTCAGACTGAGATAGTGGGTCAATGGCTTTAATGTTTGGATAAGGCTTTCTTGAAAGAATGTTGTTTACGACAATCTTAACGAATTTAGGTACGATTGGAACTGGAGACCAGTCCAAATTCAACAGAGTCCCATCTCCATTATTAGGGTCTAGGGAGTTTAAAATCTGTTTATATATAGAAGTGTCTTGAGTACCATTCGCATAATCACGATTGGTCTCAAAGTCTTTTAACCTTCTTCTAAATAAACTTCTTTCGTCATCCGAATGACCCCATTGTTTTTCAATAGCCTTCGCATACTTAAGACCGTAGCCCTTAGAGCTTTTCTTAGAATAGTGTGCAAATGGGTCTGGGAAATTACCGTATTTCCCATTGTTGTTGTTTTCGTACATATAGCCTTTCGCAAAATACTTCCTCGCAAATATACGAAAATAAACACCTGTGTATTAGCGCCTTATCTCTTGACTATAACGTCTAAAAAACTTCTTGTCGTCAAAATTAGATTTCTTTTTAACTTCTTTAAATTTTTGAGCGCCAAGGAGCGCTAATCCAGAACTAATGGTAAGGTCAAACTTGGTGCGGTTATCTATTTTATACCCAATCCAATCCTCTAGAGTCCTGTCAAAGTACATCTTACCCATTTCTCCAGTTTCATTGTTTATTCCTACGTGTTCTTCAACAAAAGCTTCAATAGCGTGTGCGTGAGCCTGTATTACATCTTGAGAGTTAGAAGGTATACCACGAGTTTTTGTATTTGAAGCGTTTGGAGACTTTAGATGCTCTGGTCGCTTCATAACATATTCCTCATAACCTCTTGATTCAAAATGTCTTACAATACCATATTTATTGTTTTCTATAAGAAGTGGGTATCCGTAGAATACCGCTGCCATTAAGACGTCTTCGTAGAATATTCGTGCCAAAGGAGGGCGAGAAGCGTATTCAGCAACAAACATATTAGCAGGAGCAGAAAGGTTAAATTTGTTGTAGAGATGACAAGCTCCCTTTGAACCTCTATTATCTGTTGTGCTATCCAAGTCATAGCTATCGACACCACCAACACCAATATGGTCATTCGCTGGGATTTTCTTTCCATATTCAACTTTGTATTTATTTCTCATTTCTGGCTTTGGCATCCAAGATATACGCCATCTTCCGTTTTTATCTGGACTGAATATAACCTCGCTATCTTGAATACCTTCTTTCCAACTAAAGTTTCCTTGAACAACTGGGTGTGGGAATAACTCTTGATTGTATTCTACTTGTTCGTATATCTTTCCGATATTAAAAGTAGAGCCTTCGATAGAGTCACGCATAGCTTCATCCACAGTAAATGGAAACTGGCGTATAAATTCATTAAGTTCTCTAGCATCGTGCTTTAAAGCTTCTCTTTCATTTTTGAGATAACTCTTCGCACCAATGTCAACAAAGTCTCCATCAATCGTTTGAACTGGATTTTCTGGGTCTTCAACGATGGGGTTTCCGTGTCTGTCAAAGAACCCCTCCAAGGCTTCGTAGGCTGATACAAAAAGTCTATAAAGCCCAGTTTTTGTTCTTCCATTTGCATTTCTATCGTTAGGGTCTGAGTCTCTCCATAGTTCCTTATATTGATTACCACCTTTTTCCATTGGATTTACAGTAGAACCAACAAGAGCCTTACCAATAATTTTACGACCTACAATGAGACAAGTACGCTCAATGCGCCAAGCCTCACGTATGTCAGTAGGTTTTTCCCACTTACCTGCTTCATCAAGATACATAAGATGGAGCTTCTCACCATCATATGCATTATTAGTGGTGTTCTTCCAGTTTATAATTGTATTTAGAGCCTCTCCCTTATTTGAGGTTTTATTGCTTTTCGTGATACGTTTAGACGGTTCACGAAAAGCCAATTCCATACGTGGGTTTGTAGTACCGTCTTGAATAGGTTTGAAGAAGAATGGGTATGATTTAAACATAGGTACTACCTTCTTCATAAAGATATTCTCCTGTGCGTCCTTACCTGTCTTTGACTGTATACCAAGCAGTTTATCTTTTACCTGCGTTCCTTCGTCTACAAGTATTGCGGCAGACATATTAGTGTATCCAGAACGTCTACACTTCGTATACATTTGTCCTATAGAACGTGGGTCTGATTCACAGGCAGCAAAATGAATAAACAGCCTTCTTTGAAACTCTAGGTAAGACGCATATCCAATATCCATTTTACTCCACTGGAGCATCATATAGTGTCTCCCTGTAATGTAGATGCGCTCACCATTATTAAAGAACCAAACACCTTCACGCCTACGCTTAAACTCTTGCTCGATATATGGAGAAAACCTTTTTTTAAAATCGGATGGCATTTCGTACCACTCATCCATAGAGCGAATCCTTTGCAATTCTGCTGGCACAGGAAGTCTTTGCCACATTTGCATATCCAGCTCGATTCCATAGTTGAGTATTTCTTTATCTGGGGGAGCTTCGGGAAGCTGAATATCAAGCCCACCGATTTCGATGACCTCACCAGACGTATCGTTGGGGCATATATTAATAACGTACTCATCATACCCTTCAACTTTTTTAAGTCCTGCCATTTCATTTTATTTTATTCCCAATAGAGAAACCTCCACTTACTTTGAGAATCGCTCTGCAAATCCTCCAGAGTAGTCTTGCTCTTCTTCAAGACCTCCTGTTTCTCTAAGTTCTCTGACCATTTGTTCGAGTCTCTGGTATTCGATAAGGAGTTCTTTTGCATCTGTTGCTGTTTGTTTTATACTTTGTAATTCTGCCTTTCGTTGAGAACCAGAAAGCTCAGCATCTACAGGTTTTCTAATTTCATCAATCATATTGTTGATGGCAATCTCCATCGAAGACAACAGTCTTTCCGAAGCCTCTACTGTATTGAATTTAGTTTTCTTCCTTGACATAAACTAACTCTGTTGTTCTCATACGATACACCTTATCTCCATTTAGGAGTTCCATTTCGTATTGAGAATTATTCGTGTAACCCACCATATCACCAGACTTCGCTCCAATCCATTCTGAATCTCTGGATATCGCGAGTAGTTCTCCTTCCAGTTTAGGTTCTTTCTTGACCTCAAGAATAATCCCAGAAGCAGTTGTTGTTTCTTCCTCCTCATCTGGGGGTAGAACAAAACACCAATCCCCAAGCATAGTAATATTATCAGCTTCGTCTTCGATTGCGATAGCGTGGTTTCCATATCCACCAAATGGGTCGTAGTTAACAAGGTATAGGTCATCACCGATGTCGTACATTTGCTCCATCACAACGTGGTGGTGGAAATATAGTATTTGCCCAATATATGGGGCTTTTTTAAAAGCTACAGGCGCAGCCACAATATGACCATAGTTGAACCTATGCTCAAATTCGTTGAATTTAGAAACAAGTTCTAATTCAATTCCGCCCACGTTTACTTTGTCTTTGAATTTTTGTGGGAGCTTAACCACAAAATGATGTAACGGCTGCATATTAGTCGAAGTTTAGGTCATACTCAAGAATGCAAGGCATATCATCTATTGCCTTCCAAACCATTGTGCCTTCCTCGTTCTCAATGTAGATGAGATACCGTTTTTTACTGTACTTGTATAAATGCGCCTCGTCTTCAACGATAGCGCTTACTTTTCCAGAGCCAGCACGCATACCTACGTAATACGCCATAGCATCCTTTGGGTCTCGCCCGATAATAATCTTTCTAATCATCTTATTTAATTTAGTACACCAGATAGGATTCGAACCTATGACCGCCACTTTAGAAGAGTGATGCTCTATCCAACTGAGCTACTGATGCGTATCTATTTAATTTACGTCTCCGTCTCTTAGACCGAAGTTTAACCAGTAATCAATGCTTGATGTATCTGGCTTTGAATCCTCTTCTTCTTGCGACCTGTAAGCTTCTACGCAGTAAGATAACAGGTCATCCAACTCTTCTTCGTCAGACACAGAGAATGTAGATAACAAATTCATATTAGCTCTCTCATCACCGTCTTCATCAACGTATGATGTCTCCATATCTATAAAGCCAATAGCGAGACAGGCTATGAATTCGTCTTCGAGTTCGTATTTCTTTACAACCGTGTTGATTGCAAGCATTAGGTCTTGAATTTCAAGAATGCATTCTTTCTGCTTTTCAGTCATATTAAATGATATTACCTATTTCTTTTACTTCGAATTTAATTTGTGTTTGCTCTGTGAGGATTACGTTACCAGAGGAGGACTCAACAATAATTCTCAGAGCCTCATTAACATCAAGGTTAAATATACCCCAAAAAGAATCTACTTGAATACCAGTAAAGCCTTTATATCTTGTTACAGACTTCACTTTGTTCCATTGTGTTGTGTCGAATCTTTCCAAGCTGTATGTAATGTCTGAGTTTGGAGACTGAATTTCAACAAAAGCGGACATATCAACGTAAATAGTTAACCTTTGTCCAGATACGTTTTCTACTCCTTGACCACCAGCAGCTCTTTGAAGTTTTGCTGGAGCTGTACCAAAGTGGTATGACGTAGTTTCTACTGCATTATCCGCAGCTGAAAACGCTACTGGCTGTGGTGCATTTGGTGCAAGTGGATATGGTGATTCTGGAACACCTACAAACATCTCCTCGTGTACCCCTGTAGCAGAAACCGAAGAGCCATCTACAGTGAAGTTAGGATAAGTACCAGTTACTGCGATTCCATTTGTTCCAGCGATACTGACTACCTTGTCTGGAGCATCGTTGGTAATCGTTAACGTCTGATTAGCAAAGTTTGCCGCAGTGGTAATTCCAGTTCCTCCAGCGATAGTTAATGAACTGTTAGCTGCGCTTGCGCTAATAGGTTGTGCTGGAGTTCCATCAGTTACAATGGAGAAGCTATTAATCGTGTGATTCAATGTAAACGATGGGTAAGTACCAGTAACGCTGAGGTCTGAACCTGCGCTGATGCTTACCACTTGGTCTGGCGCTGTGTTTACAAGATTGAAGTTAGGATACGCACCGCCTATACTGATATCAGTACCAGTAAATGTAACCGTCTGGTCTGGCGCAGTGTTCGTTACCGTGAAGGTTGGGAATCCTCCTGCTACAGAAATGCCAGTCCCAGCAGATATAGATGGTAGTGTAAATGCAGATGCGGCTAACTCTTGCCTGTAAACATCACCACTTGTCGGGTCTGAAAAAAGCGCTGTTGTCAAACCATTGCCAGTTGGTGGCTGATTAATGAAAGTAAGTGCCGACACACCAACTCTTGATGTAGACAATGCTAACCCAGAGTCGTTCGCCTCTCCGTCTTGTACTACAGTGTATCCACCTCCTACAGAGCCAGATGTTAGTTTTAGTAGCGTTTGGTATGTGTCTTTTACTTTTGTATTTGTAAGAGTAGCCATTTCTGTATATTTGTATTCTATGCAAATTTAATAAAAATGAAGAAGCGACCACGCAAGGGTATGTTTCGTGATTTCAAAATGCGTAAAGAGGAATTGCTGAACAAAGCCTACCTTAAATATTTACGCTTGGCGACTAGAGACATTGTTGGAAACTACGATGTTAGCGAATCAGAACTGAATTTTATGCTGTTTGTCTATGACTATGAGTTCTTTACTATGGACTACGCAGCTGATGCCTACTTCTATAACAGATTGAAGTTGGCGCAACGTGTTATATTCCCCCTACAGAATAAAGAGTACATATATAAGTACTACGACAGATTATCCCCCACGACCTATGAGGAAGCAATGTTTGACCAAGATAGGTGGAAATACAAGGTTAG